GGGTGGAGGATGGGCGGGCCGGGCCCGCGCCAGCAGATGTGGCCCGCCCATCCAGTTCGGGGGGATCCGGTCAGCTCAGCGGGTCGGCCGGGGTGACGGGGATCTTGTCGACGTGGTAGACGGTGTTGCCGGCGGCGTCGGGGTAGGTGGTGACCGTCCACTCGAAGCCGGACATTTCGTCCTGCTTGTAGGTGACGTCGCCGCGGTCGTTGATCTCGCCCTCGGGGACGTAGAAGCCCCGGTAGTTGTCGCCGTCGATGACGAGGAACCAGAACGCGCGCCGGTCCGGCACGGGGCTGGCGGTCTCGGCGTACTTGGTGATGCCGCTGCCGTCCGGCTCGAACTCGGCGTCGTCGAGCCGGTAGTGCAGGGACATCACCGACCGGCGGGAGGTCTCCCACACCGTCAGGCCGAAGGTTCGGATCGACTGGGTGATCTGGGTGCGGAACGGGCTGGTCAGGCCCCACGGGGTGAACTGCTGGCTCTCCTCGTCCCAGCCGTTGGTCAGGCCGTCCTCGGAGATCGCCCCGAGGGCGAGCCACGGGTCGGTGGGCTGGGTGAGGGGGGACGCGAGGGCGGGTGTGCCGACCGGCCCCACCCAGGCCCCGCCGTTGGCGCCGACCATGGTGAGGTCCGCGGCGCGGGTGATGTTGACCATGATGTCTCCAGACATGGGGTTGCGGGCCCGCGCTCGGGCGGGACAAAAAGGGGGACATGGCGCGGGCCTGGGGGCCGGTCAGGAGACCGGGTGGCTGTAGACCTGGTAGGTGGCGCCGGCGCGGCGCAGCGCGGTGTTCTCGTAGGGCCGGATGCCGGGGGCGGAGATGGTGGCGACCTGTGTGAAGACGGCGGTCGCGGTCTTGGTGCCGGGCAGGTGCTGGAGCATCCAGCCGCGGACCTGCGCCGCGAGGGCGATGGCCTGCGGGCGGGTGGCGGCGTAGACGTTGATGTCGACCAGCGCCCGGTCGAGGCGGAAGCCGTCGTCGTCGCCGGCGGGGATCCGTTCGACCTGGATGGTGGGCAGCTCGTTGGCGAGGTTGTTGTCGAGCTCGTCACGGACCACCACGCTGCTGCCGGCCCGGCTCTGCAGATAGGTGATCAGTTCGAGTTCGACGTCGACGCTGCCGACGTCGGCCATCAGCGGCCCCCGGCCTGTGCGGCGCGCAGCAGGACGTGGTGCGCGCGGACTTTCTCGGTGCCGTACTCGACGTGGGCGCCGTGGGGGGCGGTGTTGCCGACGATGGCGACGGCGCGGTCCCGGCGGCGGCCGCCGCGAGGGACTGGGCGGACGTAGAAGCTGGACCTGTACAGGCCGCGGTGCGGGTCACCGGGGCCGCCTACCGGGGCGATGGCCTCGGCGGTGGACTTGATGACGTGTCCGCGGCGCACCATCTCGGCGAGGACCATGTCGCTGCGCAGCAGCTGTCCGACGCCGCGCTTGGACATCTTGAACCTGGCGGGCATCATGACCACCTCCGCATTCGGTTGGGGGTCGGGATGGACGTCAAGGGCGTGCAGGGCAGCGTGAGCTTCGACGGGGAATGGATCACGATCACGAAGAAGCAGGTCGGGCAGGCGGGGCAGCAGTTCCGGCTGCGGGCCGCCGACGTGACGGGCACCCGGCTCAAGCCGGCGACCCGGCTGTTTCACGGCTATGTGCAGTTCGTGCTGCCCGGCAGCGCCCCGGCTGCGGAAGAACGCGGGCTGCTGGCCGGCGGGCGGCCGCCGCAGTCCGATCCGCATTCGCTGTCGATCCCGCACCGCAGCAACGACGCCGCCGCGCGGCTGGTGGCGGCGGTGGAGCAGGCCCGCGGCTAGCCCTTGACCCGGTCGGCGGCGAACTGCACCGGGCCGCGCGTGCCGGTCATGACGTGGCGGCCCCAGTCGCCTGGCTCGCCGGTGACCTCGAAGGTCACCCCCTGGTAGCGGCTGGCGGTGACCCGGATGCGGTCGGTGGTGCGGATGTCGGTGCCGGGCGGCGCGTACACGGTGATGCCCACGATGACCGTGTCGCGGCCCTGCTGCTGGTCGCCGCCCACCTGGGGCGCGGACTCGCGCGGGGTGACCACGCAGCCGGGTACGTCGAACGACTCGTCCGGGCCGGGCAGGGGCTGGCCGCGCGGGTCCCGGCCCGGTGAGGCGCCGGTGCGCAGCACGCGGATGGTGACGCCGTACGGGTAGGGGGAAGGCATCAGGACCAGCCCCATCCCGGCTCCCACTCCATGCCGGGCCCGTAGTCGTCGTCGATCGGGTAGGACGGTGAGGGGTCAGCGGTGGCGGGGGTGGGGTCGACGGTGAACGCGCCGCCGCGGCCGGCGGCCGACTTCAGCGCGGTCTTGTCGGCCTTGGTCAGGTACAGGCCGCCGGAGCCGGTGGGGCGCTGGACGGACTGGGGGCCGATGGTCTCGTAGGTGACGGACTGGGGGTTGATGTAGGCGCGGCCGGCCGCCGACAGGACGACCGGCTCCGCGCCTTCGGGCAGGGGCTTGACGACCGCCTGGCAGAGCTTGACGGCGGTGGAGATGAGGAAGTCGGCGCGTACCGCGTCGATCTCGTCGAGGTTGAGGTACAGGCCGAGGTCCTCGGCTGTGGGGGTCTCGAACGCCATCTCCGCCTCCTATCGGGCCGTCAGGGTCTCCACCGCCTGGCACCAGGCGTCGAGTTCGGCGCTGGGGTTGAGTTCGGCGCTGCGGGCCTTGGCTCGCTTGGACGCGAGGCGGTACTCCGGGGCGGTCAGGAGCTTGCGCAGGACCGCCTCGTAGCCATCGATGTCGCTGCGGTCGACGAAGATGCCGGCTTCGCCCAGGGACTCCGTCAGGCCGGGGGTGGGGTGCGCGACGACAGGGATGCCGCTGGCGAGGGCCTCGATCCCGGCCCGGCCCCACGATTCGTACGACGACGGCATCAGCAGTACGCGGGTACGGGCGTAGACCCGCTCCCGCATGTCCTGCCCGTCGACGTGCTCGACGACTTCGACGTTCGGCAGGTCCGGCAGGATCTGCTGGCCGTACGCGCCACGTACGGCCATGAACTCGACGTCGGGCATGCGGCGGGCGAGCTGCTCCAGGACCCTGCCGCCCTTCTCGGGATTGCAGTTCACCAGGGTGATCTTCTTGCCCGGCTTGGTGGCGTACTCCTCGGCGAACACCGGCGGCCGCACGATCAGCTCGGATGCGGGCCGGACGCCCTTGGGGTACTCGGCGTAGAACAGCTCCGCCTCGCGGGCCATCCACTCGCTGTTGTACACGGCGAGCGCAGTGCCGCCGGCGGCCATGTTTCGGAACGTCGCGATGTGCGTGTTGTGGCACACCACGATGACCGGCTTGCCGTAGCCGCGGGCCAGCGCCGTCGTGGACGGGACGTTCTCCAGGTGGGAGATGAGGACGTCGGCCTTGCGGACGGCGGTGGCGAAGTCGAGGCGCGCCTCCAGGGGCACGACCTCGATCCCGCGGTAGGTGTAGACGTCGCGGGCCTTGCCGTACCGCGAGAGCCATACCTGGATGTGGTGTCCACGCTCTGCCAGGGGCCGCAACATGGAGATGAGCATGTGCTCGGCACCGGCGTTGTGCTCCGGCGGCATGGCGTGGACACGGACCACGATCCTGAGCGGGGTGGCCGTCCCGCCCGGCGCGGAAGCCGGAACGGCCGCCGCCATCAGGAAGCCGACCCGGACGGCGTGCCGGTGAACTTCACGAACGCCTCGGCGTCGCCCTGCACGTAGCCGTAGAACGCCTCAGCGAGGATCAGCACCAGGTTCTCCTGGAACGCCGAGTGGACGCCGCCCTCCTCGTCGACGTAGGTCGCCTCCTTGGAGATGCGGACCGTGATGTCCATCCCCACCCCGTACGCCGCCTGGGACCAGTCGCCGCCGATGGCCCGCAGACCGGTGTCGGAGGAGGTCGACTGGCGGCGCTGCTTGCCCGACACGCTGCGCGAGTAGGCGAGCGGCTCACCGATCAGCGTGCCAGCCGCGGCCTGCTGCATGCCCGGCTGGGTGGTGTCGACCAGGATCGGCCGGCCCGTGGTGTCCGTGGCGAGCAGCAGGGTCGGCTTGAGCCGGTGGTCGGCGACGGTGCCGGTGTAGTCCCAGTCCTGGTCGACGACCTGGCCCATGCCGTTGACGAAGTCGGCCCACACGCCGCCGTCGGCCTGGGCCGCGGTGCCGAGGGCGACGGAGTTGCTGGTCATGGCGAGGTAGTCGGAGAACGGGCCGGTCGCGCCCTTCATGGTCTTGCCGTGGATGGCCGCCATGTCGAAAGCCCGCGCGAACGCGGTCGGCAGGTCGCGCTGGAGCTGGGTGAACAGGCCGCCCGCGTTGGTCATCGCGACCTCTTCCGCGACCGGGATGAGGACGGCGATCTTGCGGGGCTGCATGGTCTTGATGCCGACGGCGCCCGAGGAGAGGGGCTTGGCCTGGGCCGAGCCGACCCAGTCGGCGGTCGGCACGTCCATCGGGATCGGCACGCTGGTGTTGGCGTCGATCGCGAGCGGCGCGCGCTGCGCGAGCGACATAACCGCCGACTGCTCCACCGACTTCTCGAAGATCGGGCCGGTGATCGTCCGGGGCAGTAGGGCGTCGTTGACGTCACTGAGCTTGAGGGGGGCGGTGACCGCCATGATGGTGTCCTCTCCGCAGCTACTTGAGCTGCGTCTTCAGCCACCCCTGGAATTCGTCTTCCGGGGTGAGGGTCCTGGTCTGCTTGGCGCCGGACGCCTGAGTGCGGTCCGGTGCGGGGCGCCGCGGGCCCTCCTGGGGCTGGGTGCGTGCCCAGTGCGGCTTGCGCTCCAAGAGCGCGTCGAGGTCCGCCTTGATGGCTGCCTCGTCGATGTCGCCGTCGTCGTCGACGTAGGAGTCGAGGTCCAGAGCGCCGACCGCGTCGTCGGGGTCCGCGAAGGCAGTGGCGAGGACCTTCACCTGGCTGGTGACCAGGCGCTTGCGGGTCGCCTCGATCCGCTCGTTCGCGGCGCGCAGCTGGTCGGAGAGCCGTTCGGTCTCCGACTTCTGCGCGTCCTCCAGCTCCTTGGCCCTACGGGCCAGGGGCTCGAGTTCCTTCAGGCGCTTGCGGAGGTTCTGCGCTTCGCTGTTCTTCTTGCGCAGTTCCGCCTCGAACTTCTTGCGGTCGAAGCCGTCGTCGTCGGACGTGGTCTGCGCCTCCTGGGCGCCGTCGTCGGTGTCGGTTTCGGTGCCGCTGTCGTCCTCGGCGGCCGCCGACGTGTCGACGGTCTCCTCGGCCTCGGGCTGCTCGGTGGTCTGGGTCTCGGTCTCTTCGGGCATGACGAAACGGCCCTCCAGGGGCATGGGAAAGGGCCACCACCAGGGCGGCCCGGGAAGGGGGGAAGGTCAGTGAGCGGCGGGCAGCGGGTACTGGTCGTACTCGGCCAGCGCGCGGCGGAAGCGGCGCAGCTGGTCGCCGGGGTGGCCGGCTGCGTATTCGCGGTAGATGCGGTCCCATTCCGCCGCGTGCGCCGACAGCTCGAAGCGCTGGCCGCGGAAGACGGGGATGGGCTGGCAGCGGCAGGAGTTGTGGAACTTGATGACGCTGTCGTCGCCGGTGAACCGCTCGTTCGCGTCCCTGCCCGCCCGGTCAAGGTCCTTGAAGACGGCCCCCCGGCTGGACATGAGTTTGCAGAAAGAGCAAGCGCCGAGGGCTGCGGCCCGTGCGTAGGCGACCGCGCCGGGGTCACGCTGGACGGCTTCGCGGATCGTTTCCCGGCCGGAGTTCAGCACCAGGCGCTCCATGGCGCCCTCGGCTTTGCTCTCGGCCTGCTCCAGCCGCACCTCGAGGGTCTGGAGCTGCGCGACGGTTGTCGTGGCGGCTTCGGGGTCGCGGGGCCACAGGTCCTTGGTCGCCCAGCGCAGGGTCTGCTCGATCTGCTCGTCCGGCGGCGGGCCGGGCGATGGCACGGTGAAGCGGCCCGTCACCCTGGCGGCTTCGCGCTGGGCTTCGTAGAAGTCGGCGGCAAGGGTCGCAGAGGCGGAGCTGTACTCCCCCACCAGGGCGCGGATCGCGTCGATCCACGCGGGGAGCGACGCCTGCAGCCTGCTGGGGCGGATCAGGCGCCGCAGCGTGCGCATGTCGCGGACCAGGCCGCGCCCCACGCCCTGCTGCGCGCGCCGGAGCCGGGCCGCGCCGTCGTCGCTGTCAGAGACTGTCGAGGCCATCGTCTGCCTCCGGTCCCGGCTCGCTGTCGGCTGGGGCGTCGTTCATCCCCGCCAGGCGGTCCAGCAGCGCCACGCCAGCCGCGCGGCGCCGGTCGGCGCGGACCCGTTGCCGCTGCCCTTCGGTCAGGCCCGCCATCTCCAGCACCACGTCGCTGTCGGCGGGGAGGATCTTCGCCTGCACGAGCTTGACCGCGGCGTCGGTCTGGGCGGCGATCGTCGGGGTGGCGGGGTTGCGCCACACTGTTTCGATCCGGCGGGCCTTGTCCGGCGGTTCCCCGTCGCGGACCCACAGCGCCAGGCGCATGGCCTGCTGCCACGTGGCGCCGAACCGGCGGATACGCCGCTCGCTCTTCTTCACGAGCTTCGCCTCGGTCGAGCGGATCGCGTCCGCGGAGGCGGGGTTGTCGGTGGTGTAGCCGAGCATGTGCGGCGGCAGCCCGAACTGGGTCGCCATGATCCGCGCATACAAATCGATGATCTTCGTCTGGCCGGACGGGTCATGGGCCGGGAAGGTACCCACGGTGGGGACCTGGCCGTCTTCGTCCCGCTCGAGCGCCAGGACCCGGCCGATGTACGTCTCCCATGCGGACTTGGTGTTGCCCTCGGCGTCCTGGAACGCCGACTCCGACGCGCCGAGGATGTAGCGGGCCGGGGCCCCGAAAAACTCCGCCGCGACCTCGATGCCCATCAGCCGGCGGCACGCCGCGTCGGTGATGGACATGACCTCCGGGGTGATCTCCGACTTGCCGACGCGGTCGGCGGCCCGCTGACGGTTCGCCATCCGCAGCACCGGCACGATCCCCAGGCCGTGCATGTCCCGGTCGACGACCTCCCAGCCGCCAGAGTCCGTCGGCATCGCCTGGATCGTCTGGTCGGGCAGGTACAGCACGATCATCCGGTCCTCGGGCCCGGACTCCATCAGGCTGTCCGGCTGGCACTCCCGCAGCGCCGCCGTGCCCGTACGCAGCCGCGCATCCCACAGCAGGGTCATGTCCAGCGGCGACTCGATCGACATCAGCGGCGGCGCGCCATCGGTGCCGTCGTCGCCGGAGCCGACCGTGAGGTAGCTGCGGCCGTACGTCAGGGCGTCCAGGTGCGCCAGCGTCGACTCGTCGAACAGGTCGTTCGCTTCGGCGATCTCCTCCAGGTCCGTCGACCGGCGGCCGTCCGCCCAACGGAACGCCTCAAGGTCGAGGCGCTCCTCCAACGACTCCACGCCGATCCTCGGCCAGCCGATGACCGTGTGGAGGCTCTTGAGCTGGGGCGGGATGCTGATGCCGAGGTCGCGGACCAGCTGCTCCCCGTTGAAGTAGGCGTCCAGCAGCAGCAGCCGCCACCGGTCCTGCAGCATGTCCGCCCGCAGCACGCTGATCAGCGCGAGTTCGTCGTCCGACAGCGTCACCAGCGGCAGCTCGGGGATGGAGACGGTCACCGCAGCACCACCACCCGTCCTTTACCGCGGCCCTTGGGCCGGCTCGCGTGCTTCGGGCTGTTCAGGACCAGGCGGCGGAGCATCCGGGCGCCGACCATGCACACGGCCAAGTCGATCTTCCGGGCGCTTTCGCGGTGCTCCTTGCCGATCGTGACGCCCCACCGGTTGGTGCGGCGCCGCGCGTTGATGACGTGGGTGCGCATGGCGCGGTTGCCGTCGTGCAGGAGCGTCCGTTCGAGGATGTCCTTGTGGGTGCGGCCGACCGCGTCGGTGAACTGCTCCTGGTTTTGGTTGCTGCGCATGTCCCAGCGGACCGCGTGCTGCTTGGGTCCGGCGGTGACGGCCTTCAGCAGGAGCTTCTTGCCGTACGTCTGGCCCCACCGGTCGAGGTGGGTGTCCCAGTACAGTTCGCCGTCGTCGTCCTGCCCGGAGCCGGGGTCGGCGAAGAACGCCAGCACCCGGAAGCGGGCGAACGTGTTGTCGACCACCCCGTCGACCTCCTCGCGCGGCACCGACCAGGGCATGTAGCCAGGCGTATTCGGCGATGGCCAGTTCGCTGGCTTCTGCCACACGCCGAGAGTGACGACCAGCCCGTCGGACATGCGACACGCGGCGAGGCCGGTGGCGTCGTCGGACTTCGAGCCGTCGAAGAACACGACGATCTCGTCGCCGTCGGCCAGGGACAGGTCCTCCCGCTTGCAGGCGTCCCATTCGTGGCGGGCCAGCCAGGAGTCCTCTGCCGCGACGACCCGGTTGTACCAGAACCGCTGGGAGCGGCTGGGCGGGTTGCGGGGGTCGAGGATCGACTGGACGATGCGCGGGATGTTCAGCCACACCGAGTCCCCGCGGACCGCTTCGAGGACCTTGGGGATCCACGCCTTGGTCAGCTTCGCCTCGGGCGGTGCCTCGAGCGAGTCGTAGAGGATGCCCGGGTCTTCGGCCCGGCCGGCTTCAAAGGCCTCGTATGCGTCGCGGGTCTGTTCCGCGACGCTGTCCTCCCCCGGTTCGAAGGCGTTGGTGATGGCGAAGGTCCGCGCGGAGCCGTCGGCGCTCTTGGTGGCGTTCCGCTCGATGGTGGCGGCCATCTCGTGGCCCTGGTTGGCCTCGATCCAGTGGTGGGTCTCGTTGAGGAGGGTGAAGGTGGTGCGGCCGCCCTCAAGGGCTCGGGGCGAGGAGGTGACGGCTTCGATGCGGGCTGTGCCCTTGTGGGCGTAGACGATCTCTTTGCCGACGTCGATGCCGTACTCGGCGCGGGCCTTCGGGGTGAACAACGACCCGAAGATGATCATCGTGTTGCGGGTCTGGTCCTTCGACACCGCCGCGACCTGCACCCAGGGCTCCGGGTGCGGCTCACCGATCGGCTGCCCCTCGGGTATCCCGTCGGGATCGTCCGGGCCGGCGATCCGGCCCGACCAGCGGGACGGGCCGACGAACTCGACCGCGGACAGCGTCGCCCCGAACGGGTCCTTGCCCCAGCCCTTGAGCCGCTGGAGCACCGCGTCCCGGTACAGGAAGACGCCCGTCTCCGGATCCAGCGCGTACCACCACAGGATCAGGCGGACCTGCTCGCTGGTGTAGCGCCACGGGCGCCCCCGCAGCTGCAGGTACGCGCCGGTCCACACCAGGACGTGCCAGCCCAGGGTGAACGCCGGCCGGATGAACAAGCCGTCGTCCCCGCGGGTCCACGTCGGTCCGATGACGTACGGCTCGACGGTGTCCGGGACTTCCTCGACCGTCCCCTGCTCAGCCACCGAAGGCGGAGCGGTAGTCATCCAGGGCCGTCACGTTCGCCGTGGTCTCGCCGCCACTCTTGCGGCGCTCCAGCTCGACACGGACACGGCGCCGGTCGCCCTCGGTCACCAGCAGGCTGCCCATGAGCGAGTTCAGCGCGGCGATGAGCTGTCCGTTCGGGATCCGCTCAGGGTCCAGGGCTCGGGACATCAGCTCCGCCGCATACCGCGCCATCGCCCAGTCAGACGGCTGGTAGAACACCGCCTGGCCCGACTCGCGCAGGGACAGGTACCAGTCCTGTGCGATCGGATGCCACAGCTCGTCTGGCTCCGGAAGGCCGGTGACGTCAACCACGGCCCCGGCCGGGACCTTGGTGACGGAGTCCTTCTCCTCCTTGGACCGGTGTCCCATGCGCTCCTCGGAGCGCTTCCCTACAGGGCCTCGTGCACCCATTTCGACCTCCCGGGTCTGAAGGCGCGGACGTGCAGCACCTCCAGGGCGCCGCGGGAACAGGTGAGCCCCGGCCCGGCGCCACCAGGGCGTCAGATCAGCGAGGCGATGACGCCGGCTGCGTCAGGCAGCTCGGCAAGCTCAAGGGGCGTACCCGGTACCCGGTCGCCCACGATCATGTAGCGCGCATCGGAGTAGACCTCGAGGGCCGTGTCTCCGCGGCGGATGCGGCGGCCGGCCGGGACCGTGCCGCGGAACCACAGGTGCAGGCCGCTACCCGAGCGGCCGCGCTCCATGTAGGTCGGCGGCAGGGCATCGACGATGCGCTGCGCCCAGGGCAGGACGCGCCCGTTCTCCACGGCGTGGTCCAGGTCGACCACCAGCATGCGGTCCATGGCCGTCAGGACGAACCCGACGCCCTCGCCGGTCGTGGCCGCCGCGGCCGCGCCGAAGTCGGACCAAGAGGACGGGTCGTTGACGGCGGCGAAGCGACCGTCGATCCGCAGCGGCACCTTGCGGGAGCTGTAGCGCACCCACCGGGCCCGGCTGGTCAGCTCGGCCGGGATCCGCTGGGCCTGCTCGGCGGCGACGCGCTCCTTCCTGGCGCTGGTCCGGGCCCGGTAGGCCGCCTGCCGGCAGGCGCCGCCGCAGTACCGCGCGTCAGCCCGGGCCGTCAGCGGCAGCGGACCGAGGCAGCGCTCGCACCTGGTGCGGCGGGCGGACTCGGTGGCGGGCATGCCCCCATCCTACCGGCCCCGCGTTACGGCTACAAGCCTCTGACCAGCACTGACGGGTTAAACGGCCCGGAGTCCCTTGAAGGGCCTTCGAGTCGCTCGCCCGAAAGGTGCAGGTCAGCGGCCTTGGAAACCCGGGCGGGATCTCAGGTGCTATACGGCCCGATGCCTGGCGATCTTGGGGAGGGGGGTGACCCCCCGGGGTCCGGAAGATCATCCAGGTATACCCCCTAGGGG